CCAACGCGCGGTGACAGAGTGTGTCAGCGTGGAGGGCGGCATCTTCGCCAAGTTGCTTAGTAGCTTGGGCCAAGTGGGAAAAAAGTTCGGTGGCCAAAACGACATCGGTGAGGATGATTTTGGAGCCGTACTGTACCAGCGTGGCTTCAACCGAAGACAACGTGAGATCACGCTCGTCACCGGAGCTAGGAGTCGTTCCTTCCGACAGAGCGGAGATCGCAGTAATGCTGGGATCGCTAAACCGGAAGAATCGGATTGTTTTGTTTCCACCCGTTTTGGTCGGGTAGGGGGTTTTCTGAGCAAACTGCTCCATCTGGAGCAGAGGGATCGCACGTTCCAGCAACGCCTTCGAGAAGTACGTCTGGAACTGTGCGCTAACTGAGCCTGTAGTTACCATATAATTAAGTATCCTTGTTTGTTATGACTACTCAACCTCTGTCAACTTCACTTGCCATCCTCATCAATTCCTGTTCCTGCTCGTCAAGAGACAAGTCATTAAAGGATTTGACCTTGGATGGACCCTTGGGTTGTCCAGATGCCGGAGTAGTCGCTTTTCTGAGTTGAGAAAGTTCTTTCTCATACTCTGCAACCCTCTTCTTCAAGTCGGAGGCGGACTCCGCTTGGATCTTTACTTTTGCAATTCCAACCGCATCCCTAATACCCGCTGGGTAATTACGAAGGATGGCGTGGTCTTGCAACATCTGCGAAACGGTTTTATAGAGCGAGCTATTCGAATCCTTGAGTTCCGGATTGGCTTCCACCTCATCAAGCAAATTTTTATCCCAGGCAGATTTTAATTCCGCCTGAGTCTTTTGCTCAATTTCTTTCCGGTCTTCAGTTTCCGATTCGACTGCTTTTTGTTCAGCGAGTCTTGCAAGATCATCGCGGCCTTCATCACGGTAGCTCTTTGCCGCTTCCCGATAATCTTCCGCGCTAAACTTGCGATTGCTCGTCCTTGTCTCGCTTTGAGTAGTCTCTGAAGTCTTCCTTGCTCTTTCGGCCTCGATCTGCTCTCGTTCGGCTTTGATTCTGGCTTTCTCTGCTCGGACATCTTCCCACTCCTTCTCAAGTCGAGACTTAGCCTTTTCGTAGCGAGTAGGCTTCCTTTCGGAATCCGACTCCGACTTGTCTTCTGAAGGTTGCGTTGTTAAAGAACTTTTGTCTTCTTTGGATTTCTCCTTGGAAGATGAATCCTCATCCGAGGATTCTAGTTTTGTTTTTTCGGCTTCTTCAGCAGGCGCGGGGGTCTGCTCGGTATCTCCGCTAGCCTCAATCGGTGCTTCTGTTTCTACTTTGGCTTTTTCGTCTTCCTTGGTCCTGGGAGTAAAATCCCGTCCCTCGTCAGCCGCTTGAGCCATTGCCAATACATCCGCCTCGGTTAGGTTGTTTGAATCTGCCATTCGACCCTTTCTTACACTTTTCGGTAGGGAGTCATTCTACCTAAAGGTTAGTCGACTACTTGTTCATCCGATCCATCCCCGTAGTCTGGAATGGCGGAGTTAAAGTGCTGGGATGCCAACGACTCTAAAGTCGCTACACATCCCCTAAAGCCTTTAGCATAGCCACAAGCGTCCGCAAGAGCCTCTGGTTTTTTCATCACAGCAGTCGAGTTTTGACGCAAGGTTAGGTTTAAAAGGATTAGGCTAAGACGCTTGCCGGTTGGCGTACCCAAGAATGCAGTCCATGTCTTTTCGTCCTCATCCTCCCATTTAGGTTCGTTAACCCACTCTTGTTCGCGTATAAACGCAAGTGCTGCTTTTAGTTTTCTCACTTAGAAAAGCCGCCCTTTTGCGCCTTCATCATGCGCCAAATTTTTGGTTTAATAGTTGAATCCTTCTTGCTTCGGCTTGTCCCTGACTTTTTACGGGCATTCATATTTGCATATAGACCTTTTTTCATATGCTTATATTACCACATCCATATCTTTGGACAGCTTTATCGCCCAAGAGTCACCATTAAATAGCGTGTAATCCTTGTCACCAATCTCTTCCTTGAGTGCTTTCTTAACTGATTCCCAACTCCAATCATGACCGGCCATAATCCCGCCATCTTTGAGCTTATTTCGCCATCCCTTTAAATCAGCCAATACGCCCTCATATCTGTGATCTCCGTCAATATAGATAAGATCGCACGATTCATCTTCAACAAATTCAAGCGCATCCAAGCTTTTTCCTTGGCTAAACATAACGTTACTAAGGCCCTTGGTACGTTCTTGGAATGCCTCAAATACAAACTTCATTGGGCATTGCTGACTTGCCCTATCATTAATATCGTATCCGTTAAGCCAAGGGTCTATTGCTAGTACCTCAATAAAATATTTTGCAAGAACAACTGTCCCCTCGCCACTATATGCGCCAATCTCAACTGCCTTGCCCATTGCGCCTTCTATGTTTGCCCATTTGCAAAGATCAGCCAAGCCTTCCTGCTGGAAGGCATCCCGCATTACTGGAACTTTCAAGCCTGCATCGGTGCGGGTGCTTGGCCTTGCATTCCTCCAGGCATTTGTTGTGCCTGTTGTTGCATCTGAGCCTTGCCTGCATCACGAAGCTGTTTCTGGATCGCGCGGGAGGTATTGGGATCGGTTTGTTCGAGAGCCTGCAAATGCTGTTGCAGATGATTCATGAGTACCTGTATTGCGCTCGGGTCAATGGGTTGTTGTCTTGCTTGCGCCGCCTGATTGAATGCAAAGAGAACAGAAATATGCGCTTTGTGATCATCGCTAGGCTTGATCGCGACAGGGAATCCGGTGGCAAGCATGGTCGCAATTTCAGTCGCTTGATCTTCAGCCTGATCGCCGGTTCCAGCCTGCGGGTCTGTAAATAAACGCCTGACGAGGCTGGGATCATCCTGTTCAAGTACTGATTTTACCAATTCAGCTTGATTTACAAAAGGATTATTTTGGAACATTTGCATCCTAGAAACAGCCTTTTGCAAGGCAAATTGCCTGTTAACAAAATCAAGTCCACCCTTTGGCTCAATTGAGTATTCATCATGAATTCCATCGGGAGGCATTGCTCCTGTTTCTTCGGCATACCGATACATCAAATCCTTCTTGTTGTACTGCGTGTAAAGAGACCAAGAGTGTTTGAATAAATGCGCAAGACCCATCCGGAACATGCGATTGCGAAGGTCTCCGGATGCGGCAGCTTGGGACTGCAACGCTTGAATTTCTGTAGCAGTCTTTCTATCGCTGATCTGGAATTGAGATCCAGCACCGAAATCGGGATTCCCCATGCGCTGTTCTGACAGCAATCGTTCCTCAAGCATCAGCTTTTGGAAATCAAATGGAGGCTGACCAAACTGAACAGGCTTTAATCCTTGTGGCAGAATCTGCCCAGGTTGCATCTTAAGGTTCGATGTGTTGAGCGATATTGGGTTCTGTGCCTCAAAAACGGGTCGGTTGGCCAGTTCAACGTAATCGGAGAGGGAGTTCTTTAGTTTATTTAGTAGGTTCTCATTCGGGAGCAGGATCTCTGCAACGCCTCTCGGACTGTACCAACCGCCCCCTGTGACCTCATAGGGGAAATCTACAAAAGGTGGCTCGCCGTGATTATACGGCAAAGTAAATGGTTTGCGGATGTCTTGATCTAGGACAAGCGGACTAAACGTCTCGACCTTCCATCCGTCTTCCGAGGGAGTATGCATTTCCCAAAGAATGATGCGATCATTCTCAGCCTCTTGAGTAATGCCCTCCCGTCTGTAAATCTCGTTTTGAATCTCACTTCGTAAGCCCACCGATTTGGAGGGTTTACCAGAAATTGTCCTGATAAACTGGTCATCTTGGTAGTAAAGCGGATTTGCCTTATAGGAATCGACACTTGTCGAGATGATGTGAACGATAAAATCTGCATCCTTAAACTCCTTTGTTTGCGGAGGAACAATAATGTGAAATGGGTCAATTGCCTCAAACTGGATCTGCTTCTTTTCCTCGTTCCAGATAATCTTACAAACTCCCCTTCCGTAAAGCAAAATATGGTCAATAACGGAAACAATTTCTTTTTGGAAATTGCTTTTCTCGCGCATGTTGTAGTCAAACCAACGCTCGGCGGAAACAGTCAGCGGGGTCAACTGCTGGCGCATCGGTACGAAGCTGGAGAGAATGTCGTTTCCAATTGCGCTGTTGACGAAGGAAGGTTTTAGCTTCTCAATTGCTGTGTCGATTAGCTGAACGTGAAGGTCAGCAGCAGTAGGCCAAGGCTTGACTCTCCTACGCACACCGAAGTAACGGGCTTGGTAAAACAACCGTTGCCGGTTTTCCCAGGTCTCGCGCTGGTTCAGCGCATTGATGATGCGCGTGTAATACTTGGCCCTGCGCTCGTCTCTATCTGAAATAGCGGACATTGATTAAGCCAGGGTGAGGAGATATTTAAGTTGGTTTAGATCGCCCAAGATTGCATCGCGAATGTTGAGAAGATCAGTTGATTGATCCCCAACAATTTCATTAAACCTTCCAGACAGGAATTTGATCAAGTTGTTTGTAAATGCAACGGAGGATTCGAGGCTCATGTAATTCTGAACCTTGTAATTAAATCCATTGCTAGGAATAATCCGGCCATAACGACCCATGAAGGTTTCAATCAATTCATCAATGTTGTCATTGAGTGAATCATAAATTTTCATAAACGCCTTGTGCTGGCTGTATGATTTGGTCTGCCAATGGAAAATCCTGTACTGCTGTTGAGCGGTGACAAGTACTGTCAGCAATTCCGCACCACCTTGTGCATTTGATTTGCCTTCGCTCATGTTCCCGTACAAAGACGAAAATTGTGAATCCATCGGGTTAATTTCATTTGATGCCATATTATTTGTTCCTCTCAATTTGAAGTTCGTATGAAAGATCGTTGACTGCGTTTAATGCTTTCCTAGCCCACTCGCGTGTTCCAGGTGTCCCTCTGCGAATTTCAATGTAAGTAGGATCTTTCATAAGGTCTTCAACCATTCCCGATGTGTTTGTCACCGGACTTGTTGTCGCGCACCCACCAAGCATCAGGACCAAGATCCCGATTAATGGCATCGCGATTATGCCGCCATTCACCTTCAATGTTCTGGATTCGCTTTTCCTTCCAACCTGGAATGATGCGAAACACGGCTGCGATGATCTCAAGGATTGCACGCAGCACAAAATCAATTAGTCGATTTTAAGACCAACCGACTTAAGAAAGCTAACAACCTTATCAAGGATAGAGTCATCAGCCGGAGTAGGCGTAAGTTTAACGATGATGCGAGCAGACAGAACGATGCCACCAACAGCGGCAACGATGCTGGTCCAATTCGCGGTAATCCAGTTCCATACATTCATTGTTTATCCTCCTGGGTCAAATCCGGCCATGACGGGGTCGTGTGCCACCATCATGTCCTGAAGTGATCTCCAAGTTGGACGCTCTATCTGGAAAGTCAAGTCCATCCCTATGTTTGACGGGCTAAGGCACAGGGCAAGGGCATCCGCCCTATCTGGTGATGCTATGCCTCTTGCGCGCATGGAGTCCTTGGATTCCACGCCTAACTTGCCCTTGCTGTTGGTAATTGTACGCCTGCATGTCAATTGGGCTGTCAAATCCTCGTCTTCCGGAAGGATGATCTCGGCATCCTCAATCTTCTTTGCCATACCATACCACATCTCCGCTGACCTATTTGTATAGGCATTGTTGTCGTATGCTGTGCTACCAAAGTTTACCCTATTGACTACCCATCCAGATTCAGCCAAGGCATCGCACATAACCATGCCCATGCCACTTGCGTCAGCGTAGATGTTGCTTGCTTCCAGCCCTGCCTTCTTAAATTCCACAATAAACCTACCGACAGCCGCCATCGTATCCTTTTCGCGCCATGCAATCATGGGCAGGATCTTGTTCCCATCGCTGATGCAAATCACGTTTTGATCGCCTCCAGCAGCAAAGTCTACCCCAGCCATCCTTACGCTTGGTTTGAATCTAGGTGGTGAGTTATAGCAGTTTTGAAGTTGGTTTAGGTTAATGACTAGGCTTTCGGCACCTATGTCCACAAACTCGCCGTAAATCATGGAGCGGGTTAGCGGATGCTTTTCTCCATATCGCTGGATTACCTCGTCAATCTGCGCCTTGGTTATATGTGGGCAGTCAAAGGCTGTGACAGCATGCTTCTGCCACATTGCTGCCTCCTTGGTAAAGGCTCGATAGAAAGCTCCGCTGGTACCGCCAGGGCTGGATGCAATTAGCAAACGGGTTGGTTGACACCGGCTGATCGCCTCGAATAGCGGGTCTGCGACAGTCTTGGCTTCGTCAACCACCATGAGCAATGGATGGTATTCGTGATCCTCGGCATGCCAACCTTCAGCCCGTCCAGGGTCGGTGGCTGAATATCCTATGATGCGGCTAGTATTGCCATTTGGATGTAGGTAGCGTATCTCGCCGGATGTGACCTCCCAAGTGCCACCGAGCTTCGCAATATGATTGCGTAGGCTAGGCCAGAGTTGGCTTTCGACTTGGCGGAAAACACCGGCAGTTGTTACGGCAATTGAGCGCGGATAAACCAGCGCATGCCATATCAGAATTGCTGAAATTACCGTGCTTGTCTTGCCGGAACCGTTAGCCGCACGCAATGCAACTCGACAGTCTCTTGGTTCAAGATCACGCAATACCTTTCTTTGCCATTCATAAAGATTGATGCCCAACACATTAGCTGCGAATGCGGCTGGTTTAGATAGGTCTTGTAGAATCTCTTCTTGACTGCGTTTGGGAGGCTTTGGCATTAGTGTGAGTTAAGACCTCTTTTTGTTTTGAGCCAGAATAATTTAGGGGGGTATATGCGTATTAAATGGCGGCTGGGGGCTGGGCGGGTGGCGTGGTGGTGTACTTGGCCAAGCTTTCTGCCCTTGGCTTGCGTCTTCTCATGCTTACTTTTCTAGGTCTAGGAATCTTACCAGGCATTGTGGTTACAATAGTTTGCGTGCCATCTGTCGCACAATAGCTATTGTATGGAATTGCAAGTGCCGTTTTATCCTTAACTACTTCCGCATCAATAACTTGTGCCTTTTTTCGTCCGGCAATGCCAGCTAATAATTGCGCAAGGTTGCCGCCTATTTCATGAGTCACGCCTTGCGTAACATTAAGCCTAGCAGATGGTTGCGCATAATTGTAGACGCGCTCTGCCATCCATGCTTTCGCTTGCCATGATTTCGCTCCCGCTAATTCTATGTCACGCAGTAGGGACAATTCATGCTTTTTTCTGGCAGTCTCGACAGATTGGGCGAACTTAGGCCGCCGTTGCGCCCAAGTTCGAATAGTGGAAGCATTCACGCCTACCAGCGCACCGGCTTTTTCAATTGTGAAGCCGGAGCCGCATGCCGCGATTATTTCTTCCGCGATCTTATCAGTGAATATCTCGCGCCCGTTCTTTGCTTTCTCCGGTGCGCTAGGAGTTGCGCTAATTTCATCCATTAAGAAAGCTTATACCATATTCTGAGATAATAAAAAGGTATTGAATGCTCAATCCGCTTGCGTATGTTTGCACCTATGAATAACACACACACACAAACCGAAACGAGCGCGGTTAAAGCCACTCGCAAAACATATTCAAAACAACTTCACACCTTTATTGAAAATGGCGATTCCATGAAAACCATCGTTTATGGGGGACTAGTTCACCTAAACGATGCCTACGGAAATATCATAATTGAAGATTTGGGAGATGGAAAATATGATGGAGGAAGATATATGCTGGTAATTGGCGCGGATAGCTGGATATCGGATAACTTGGTAGAATTAGAAGCGATCCTTTTCCCATGGATGGAATCTGAGGGATTCGAATATGATGAAGAGGTCAAATAATATGATCGCGCATAAAATTATTGGTTTCAATGATGCGCCGCCGCTGGTGCATTTTACTGCGAGTAGCGCAAACGTAAAAATTGGACCTATGCCAGCGACAACTTCCGGAAGGTCAACTTGTCCGGATGCTTGCCCCCTTAAACGTAGCAATGGCGGCGGATGCTATGGGGAATCCGGCCCTATGATTTTCCATTGGAACGCGGTTGACCGCGCAGAGCGTGGGACAACGTTTGAAGGGCTATGCGATGAAATCGCTAGGCTTCCATCCGGTCAAATTTGGAGACACAACCAAGTTGGAGACTTGCCTGGAGAAAATAACACGGTGAACGGTAAGCTTCTTTCCAAGCTTGCCCGAGCGAATCGTGGGCGGCGCGGTTTCACTTACACCCACAAGCCGGTGTTAGATTCTCAGGATAAGTCCGCCGGAAAGAATCGCGATGCGATAGCAAGCGCGAACCGCGATGGGTTTGTGATTAACCTGTCCGCAAATAGTCTCGCGCACGCTGATAAGTTGGCGGCGCTGAATGTCGCGCCGGTTGTCACGATCCTGCCAGCCGGAGTCGAAGACAATATCCAAACACCGGAAGGGCGGAAGGTTGTCGTATGTCCGGCGCAGAAGCGTGACGGCGTAACGTGCTTGACGTGCCGCCTATGCTCTCGCGGAGATCGTTCGGTCATTGTGGGATTCATCCCGCATGGAACTTCCAAACGGCGCGTTGCGCAGATTGCGAGTGGGTCATGACATCCTACGCCGTTTACAACTCGCAGGGACAATTCTTCGCGCGGTTCACGTCCTACGCTCGCGCCCTACGATGGGCGGTGCGGAATGGGATGGAATGGAGCGCGGAGATAAGAAAAGAAAAGGAGATAAATAAATGAACATTCCCTACGTCTTCGCGAATGGCCTAGTGTTAGGCGCGGTATTGATGGCGTTCGTCATATTCATGGGAAGAAAGTAGTTTTCCCTCGCTTTCCCCCGTCATGGGGGGAAGGAGAGGTGAAGCGATAGCGAAACCTAATTAAATTCAAAACATAGGGAGATATTCATGGACGCAATGAAGAAAGCAATTGAAACATTTAAAAGGCTAGGTCTTAAACCTTTTAGTTTAATTTATGGAAACCTGGCAGGGCCAAGCCAAAAAGAAAATAGGCGTCAAATAGTTTGGAGTATTACAGGTAAAAAGCCAACCTTGGCAGAATCTAGGCTTGGTATTGTGGAAGACTTGTTATTTAAAACCTTTCAGATTAATAATGGATGCAATTATCAAATGGAACAGGATCTTATTAATAAGCTTAAAAGTTTAGGATTTTCCATAGATTAATTTTTGCCTTTGCCTTGAATTTTAAGTAAGTTTATTTTATGAATAGCTTGCACCCAGAGGTAATCGCCTACTTTTCCGCGATGGGAAAGAAGGGCGGGAGCGTTAAAGGTTCCCAAAAGGCCAGAACCCGCGAGCATTATGTTGCTATGGTTAAAACCCGCTGGGCTAAACAGCGGGAGCGTCAAGCCTTAAGCGAGAGCGTTAAGGCATCTTGCGAGAGCGTTAAGACTTAGGCCTACTTGCCAATCCGGCAACAACAGGCTCTGTTACCCAATGGCCTGTTAGGGATAGGTGGTGGCTCAACCTTGAACTTAACGCTATGCTCTGGCTGTCCTCTACTTACCTTGCCACCAAAACGCTTTCTAGGCCTATCCTGGCTCGATTTTAGGCCATCCTGAAACCTATTATTGCCTTCCTTTACTGCCTTACGTCTCATCTACTTCATCCCCATCAAAGTCCTTAGGAATCGAATCCTTGAGCGATTGTAGGTCTTTCTGGTGCTTCCTAAAGAACAACGACAGCCTAGCCACTGCCAGGCTAATCTCCGCCCACTCAGTCTCAAACACCTCGAAGCTGCAATTATTCTCCATGTCATTCACAAGCTGGCACAGCAAACGGAGGACTGCATGCAACTGCGCATTCTCTGCGTGCAGCAGCCGGATATACTGCATCTTCAACCTATCTGAGTCTTTCACCTGGTTATTGTAGCACACCGGCTCGCACCCCTTTCAATTAAAAGTGAATCGCACTACGGGAATGAGCGTAGCGGTAGGGGTAGGACGGACTAAGGAGTCCTACCTCTACATTCCCTCCGTGATTGTCTTTCATATATATATATGAGTCTGAATGCTCAATAAATGACAGCGAAATGACAGGACCTAGAAAGTAACTTGGTTGGCAGTATATAAGCCGTTGTCTGATAGTATCTTGTTAGCTTTTGA